AAGCGGTTATAGTGGTTATAGTGGTTATAGTGGTTATAGCGGCCTCTCTGGCTATTCTGGTATTTCAGGCTACTCCGGAAGTGGTATAAGCGGCTACAGTGGTTTTTCTGGTATCAGTGGCTACAGTGGTATCGGCGGTTTCTCCGGTATCAGTGGTTACAGTGGATACTCCGGTATCAGTGGCTACAGTGGTATCAGCGGTTACAGCGGTATTAGCGGCTATAGTGGATACTCCGGTATCAGTGGTTACAGCGGTATTAGCGGCTATAGTGGATACTCCGGTATTAGTGGATACAGTGGATTCTCCGGTATCAGTGGATACTCTGGTATCAGCGGTTACAGCGGTTCTGGCATTTCTGGTTACAGCGGATCTGGTATCTCTGGCTACAGTGGCTTCTCTGGTATTTCTGGCTACTCTGGCAGCTCTGCATCTAGCATCTCGATCAGTAACGACGTTGCTACAACCAGCTATATTTACCCAGTTGCCGTAACAGCAACAAGCGGAACTGCAGCTACAATTTATACCAGCAACGCCAAACATTTATTTAAGCCATCAACTGGCGAGCTGCAAGCTTCTGAGTTGTTGGCAAGTAATGGTTTAGTATTAAACAATTTAACAGTGGCAACAACTTATTCTATACCGTCAGGGTATGGAGCATCATCGGTTGGCCCAATTACAGTAAGTTCCGGTGTCACTGTTACAGTGCCAAGTGGAAGTCGCTGGGTAGTGCTATAATATAGGTTTGTAAAAACCCTTGGGAGTGTTATGAAATACAGCATTGTTATACCAACGTATAACCATTGTGAGAAGTATTTAAAGCCGTGCATTGATTCAATTATCAAACACAGCAATATGGATGACGTAGAGTTGATTGTGAGTGCCAATGGGTGCACAGACAATACGTTAGACTATTTAACATACCTAAAAACAGCGGTGCCAAATCTGCACACTGTTTGGAATGTAAGCCCACTGGGTTTTGCCCAAGCAACCAACAACGGCATTCGAATATGCAACGGCGAAAAGATTGTGTTGTTAAATAATGACACAGTCATACTAGCTTCTAACTGGTTAGAAAAGCTAGACACTGGTAGCGATATTTCAGCGGTGTGGACGCAGTACTCACACATTACCCAGCGCCGTTTTGCAGTGTTCTTTTGTGTGATGATTGACCCTAAAGTGTTCCAAAGTATTGGTTTACTTAATACAGAATACGAAACTGGTGGTTGTGAAGATATTGAGTTTTGCTATCGTGCACAAGAGGCTGGCTTTAAGATTGATGCTAGGTTTGATGACGGTTCGTTCCCAATCTACCACAAAGCCGAAGGCACAGTGCATGATCCAGAGCTAGTACAAGACTGGGATAACCAGTTTTTGCTAAACGAGCTTCGTTTGGCTAAGAAGTACAATAAAGAGTGGTATTACTGGCGCTTGTCAAACAACTACGAGCGAGCAGTGTTCCTCAAAGGTGATCCGGTTTTTCCACGCGAAACCCAAAGATACGAATGGGCTGGGAAAAACATATTGCCAGGTTCAGTTTTAGAAATTGGTTGCTCTACAGGATATGGCTATCAGTTTTTAAATACCGAAGCCTATATGGGGCTCGATTATGACCCGATTATTGTGGACGTAGCAAAAGAGCAGCAATGGTCTGATAATGCCACGTTTTACCATGCGGACATTAATACGTTTGAATTAGGACGCTACAGTACAATTATTGCATTTGAAGTCATTGAGCACCTTGACAACGGCTTAGAGATTGTCGAAAAACTGAAGCAGCATTGCAAGCGTTTGTTAATTACAGTGCCGCACAATGAGCCAAAAGGCTTTTGGGGCGAACACCACAAGTTGCACGGATTGACTGAAAAAGACTTTCCGGGATTTAAGTTTAATTATATTAGCCACAATGGTGATATATCAGACACCTTGGTTCCGGTGTCGGGCAGCAATCCCAGTAACTTGATGATTTGCAGGTGGGACAATGAGTAAAATACTTTGTTCTGTAGCAACCAGGGGTCGTTACTTTACCACCTTGCCATTAGTATTAAACGCAATTATTAATCAAACGCGCCCAGTCGATAAGCTGGTCATTTTTGATGATAACGATGAGCCGCAAGACATGCGAAAAGAGTTGATTTATAGCTACTTTTTTCAGATGTTAGACGCAAAAGGGATTGAGTGGGAATGGCTGTTCGCTGAGAAAAAAGGTCAGCACCACATTCACCAACGAGCCAATAGGTCTGGTTATGATTGGGTTTGGCGCTGTGACGATGATGCAGTTCCAGAACCAAATGTGCTCGAGAATTTATTAAAGCATATTGGTAATAACATAGGCGCAGTTGGTGGTTCAGTATTAACCCCGCCGTATATGCCAAATACCAGTACGGTAACTGGTTTGATTGACCACATTGACTCAGAACCAAACATCCAATGGGGTGTTATTGAAAGAGTAAAAGAAGTTGAACATTTACACTGCAGTTTTTTGTATCGCGCTGGTATCTGTGATTATAATCTTGGGTTATCGCGTGTTGCCCACAGAGAAGAGACCTTGTTCACATACGGTTTGCACCGTAAAGGTTATCAGATTTTAGCAGTGCCAAATGCAGTAACCTGGCATATGAAGAATCCGCAAGGTGGGATTCGTAGCGAAACAAAGAAAGAGATGTATGATCATGACGAGCAAATTTTTAAAAATGTGCTTGCGTACCGTGACAAAACCATTGTGGTTCTTAATTGCGGGCTCGGCGACCACATTGTATTTAGTCATGTATTGCCTGCAATCCGTAACGCTGAAGTTTTTAGTTGTTACCCTGAAGTGGTTCCCGGTAGATCGATAAACGAAGCACACCAGCTATTTGGTGATTTAGAGCCGTTTAGTATTTACAGCAAAATGGATCAGTGGAAGTGGACTGACAGTTTGGAAAATGCTTATAGAAAGTTATATCTATGATCATTATTTCACCATATGCTAAAGCATTAATGAGTGGTAAACAAAACCCAAAAAATTATCCATATTGGGAAGAGTTGATTGCTAGCATTAACGAGCCCATAGTACAAATAGGGATTAGTGGAGAAAAGCAGTTAGTTCCAGATTTTAGAGTAAACCTGCCAATTAGTGAGTTACGTAAGTTGTTGGCAGAATGCAGGACTTGGATATCTTGCGATAGTTTTTTTCAGCATTTAGCTTGGGATGAAGGCAAACCGGGCATTGTGCTATGGAGTGTTTCGGATCCGTTGATTTTTGGACATCCGCAAAATATTAATTTATTAAAAGACCGGTCATATTTAGCAAAAAATCAATTCCTCTGGTGGGAATATGTAGAGCACCAAAATGACCGGTTTGTAAAACCAAAAGAAGTATTAGAGCATTTAAACAAGGTATAAAATATGGCCCAAACCGGTTTTACCCCTATATCGCTATATTACAGCACCACACCGGGTGCTCAGCCTTCGGCCGCCAATTTAACTACCGGTGAACTGGCAATAAACATTGCTGATGGGTATTTGTATTATAAAAATACCTCTGGCGTAGTAAAAAACTTAGCTGGGCTTAGTGGTTACAGCGGCATTAGCGGTTATAGCGGTTACAGTGGCCATAGTGGCTCCGATGGTGTCAGCGGGTATAGTGGATATAGCGGCGCTAACGGTACTGGTGGTGTGAGTGGATATAGCGGTTTTTCTGGCTTCTCAGGTTTCAGTGGTTTCTCAGGTTTTAGTGGCTTTTCTGGTTTCAGTGGTTTCTCAGGTTTTAGTGGTTTCTCAGGTTTCAGTGGCTTCTCAGGCATTAGTGGTTATAGCGGTTTCTCAGGCATTAGTGGTTATAGCGGTACTAATGGCAGTTCAGCCAGTATTGTTAATGACACCAGTACAGCAACAAACCGATATCCTTTGTTTGTAGATACCACAACAGGATATCCAACAACCATATATACCAGCAACGCTAAGTATCTTTACAAACCATCAACTGGTGAGTTACAATCTCAAGCAATGGTTTCTACCAATGGTTTGGTGGTTAACAGTGATTCGGTAACATCAAATTATACTTTAGGTACGGGCTTCAATGGAATGTCTGTAGGTCCGGTCACAGTGGCATCTGGTATAACAGTCACAGTCTCCAGCGGCCAACGCTGGGTAGTTTTATAAGGAAAATACATGAGTACGATATTACAAGCTGGTAACGCAACAAGTGGAGCAGTCGTTTCAAGCGATACTGCTGGCTCATTACAAATTCAAACTGGCTCTAGCCCTACTACTGCTATTACTGTAGATACTTCACAGAATGTGGGTATTGGTACTACTAGCCCATCTACTTACGGAAAATTTGCTGTTGTAAATGGTGCAAATTATTTTGGAGTTGGAACTGGTGCATATACATCCGCAATAGTAGGTCCAAGAAGTGCTAATGATGGAGTTTGTAGTTTTCAATTAAATTATTCAACAGTATCAGGTGATTATTGGAAATTTGATTCTTCATCTTCTTCTTTAGCAACTTATAAAAATGTTAGTGGAACACCCACAGAACTGATGCGTATTGACTCTAGTGGTAATTTGTTGGTTGGTACTACAACTGCAATTGGAAAAAATACTATTGCAATAGGAAATGGTGGAAATGCAATAAGCGTTCAAAATGCAAGTGGAACTGCTAATTATAATGGTGCATTATTTTATAATAATGGTTCATCTTCTTTAGTTGGATATATTTCTGTATCTGGCTCTGTAACAAGTTATGTTTCAATTTCAGATTACAGATTAAAAGAAAATGTTGTGCCTATGACAGGCGCTTTAGCTGCTGTTTCAGCGCTTAAACCAGTTACATATAAATGGAAATCTGATGGTTCTGCTGGTCAAGGTTTTATTGCACATGAATTGCAAGAAGTTTGCCCTGATGCAGTATCTGGCGAAAAAGATGCCGTAAACGAAGATGGCTCAATTAAACCACAAGGTATTGACACTTCATTCCTAGTAGCTACATTAACAGCCGCTATTCAAGAACTAAACGCTAAAGTAGATGCACAAGCCGCAGAAATACAAGCACTTAAGGGAGTAGCATAATGGCTTACGGAACAGTAAACGCCGACGTTGTACAGAGTAGCGTATCTGGCGTATCCTTGGGCGCAGGCAACGCGTCCATTATGAAGAACCGCATCATTAATGGTGCGATGAATTTAGACCAATATAACGCCGGAGCAAGTAAGGGAACTACTACTCTGTATTCCAATATGGCTATCGACCGTTGGTTTGCAAGTTATAGCCAAACTTCTAAATTTACTACTCAACAAAATGCTGGCTCAGTAACTCCTCCCGCTGGATTTGCTAATTATTTAGGCATTACATCCTCTGCAGCAACTTCTTTAGGCGCATCCGACTATTTTCAAATTGGTCAAGCAATTGAGGGTGTTAATACTTATGATTTAGCATGGGGAACTGCAAACGCCAAAACCATTACTATTTCTGCATGGGTATATTCGTCTTTAACTGGCACTTTTGGTGGCGCAGTTAAAAACGCAGCGGGAAATCGTAGTTACGCATTTACTTACTCCATTCCGGTAGCTAATACTTGGACACAAATTAGCGTAACTATTGCTGGTGACACTACAGGTACTTGGGTGGGTGCAACAAACGGCGCGGGTTTAACTATTTTATTTGGTTTAGGTTCAGGTCCAACATATAGCGGTACCGCCGGAGTATGGACTGCTGGAAACCTAAATACTGCCACTGGCGCTGTTTCTGTTGTTGGAACTAACGGAGCAACTTGGTATGTTACGGGTGTTCAATTAGAAGTAGGAAGCGTGGCTACGGGATTTGAGTACCGCATGTATACAACAGAAGTACAACTTTGCCAACGCTATTACACAACTGGTAGAGCAGATACCCGTGGGGGATTAAATGCTAGTAATCAAATTGGCTATCAATACCAATTTTATGTCCAAATGCGTACAACCCCAACTATTACAATTACAACGACTAGTGGTACGCCAAATCAGGCATATCAAACACCAAATAGCTTTTTGTTTTACGGAACAACCGGTTCAACAGAAAATAGTGCTACTTGGGTAGCAACTGCGGAGTTATAAAATGTATAAATTAAAAAATTCATTAATTGGCGATCCTTTGCAATACGTAATCCGTTTATCGGATGGTGCTTGTATTCCTTTTGACCAATTAAACACAGACTACCAGCAATATCAAAAATGGGTAGCCGAAGGCAACACACCCCAACCTGCAGATGAGGTAACACAATGAGTTTAGTTCTTAACGGTACAGACAATAGCGTATCCGGCCCAGCCGTAACTGGCAGCACAGGCGGTACAGGCACAGGTCTATATTACCCAACTACCAATCAGGTAGCATTGTCTACTAACGGCACACAGGCGCTGTTAATCAACGCCAGCCAACAGGTCACATTAGCTAATGATGCTTCTATATCAGGTCTTACTGTTGGTAAGGGTGGTGGTAATGAAACAAATACAACTGTTTTAGGAAGTGGCGCTGTAGCAGCTTCTAATTCTGGTGGCTATTTAACTGCTGTTGGTAAAAATGCGTTGGCTGCAAATACCAGCGGTGTAGCTAATGATGCATTTGGTTACGGCGCTTTAACAACGAATACAACAGGCTCTAACAATGCTGGTTTTGGAATTCAAACTTTAAATTTTAATACAACTGGCGGTAACAATGTGGCAGTTGGCAGACAAGCCCTTTATTTAAACACCACCGCATCTAATAACACAGCAGTAGGTTATCAAGCTGGTCAAGCAATAACTACTGCAACAGCTAATGCTTGTTTTGGCGCATTTTCAGGCTTTTCATTAACAAGTGGTTCAACAGTCGGTGGTTACAACGCTTTTATTGGTAGATATGCAGGATATAGTTCAACTACTGACCTTAATACTTTTGTAGGTAATGCTGCTGGTTATCTTATTACTACTGGTTCTAGAAATACACTTCTTGGTGGTTTTTCAGGCAACCAAGGCGGTCTAGACATCCGTACAGCAAGTAACTACATTGTGTTATCTGATGGTGATGGGAATCCTAGGGGTGTGTTTAACGGAAACGGACAATATTTAGTTAATGCCACTAGCCCAATTTCAAGTGGTCAAGTTGGTGTAATTGCTGGCTCATCTAACAATGGTTTGGAAGTTAAAGTAACAAATAACGGATATGCACCTTTTGTTGGATACAATTCTAGCGGTTCATTAATATTTTATGCAGATGGAGGCGGAACAATTCATGCTGTTTCAACTTCTATTACTGCTATTTCTGACCAAAAATTAAAAACAAATATTAAAACCATCAAATATGGCTTAGATACAGTTAATCAATTAAAACCAGTTACTTTTGATTTTATTAAAAATGATTTAGTAAATGGTGAAACAGGAAAATTAGGTTTTATTGCACAAGATGTTGAATCAGTAATTCCTGAATTGGTTGCAGATGGTTTAAATAAATCAGAAAATGGAACACCATATAAAACTTTAAATATGGGCGATATGTTGCCAGTGTTGGTAAAAGCCGTTCAAGAACTCAACGCAAAAGTAACAGAATTAGAAGTACAACTAGGAGCTAAATAATGGAAATAACTAAAGAACAACAAGTAGCACAAGACTATAAAGCAGCTATGGATAGCGTAAACCTATTAAACGCTGGTAAGCCTGAAGATATGTCTGATGAAGATTGGGCAGACACTATTAAGCGCAATAAAGAACACCTTGAAATTCAAATTGCTAAAGGTGCAGAGTATTACGGCAGTAATGATTTAACACCATTTACAACAGCAATCGCCAAATAAAAATGGACTTACAAACACTCATCAACACTGTACTGCCACTTATCTGTGTGGCCATTGGTTGGTTCTGCAAGGAGCTTTGGACGGCAGTTCAAGAACTCAAAGACGACCTAACAGACATCCGTACCCACCTAGCCGACAACTACATCCGCAAAGATGACTTTGCCATTCGTTGGGAAGAGGTGCTCAAGGCACTACATCGGGTGGAGGATAAGCTAGACACCCTTAGAGAAAACGTAAAGTGAACGAGATTATCCGCCAACTCCTCACTGGCAAAGACAACGCAACCTATGACATTGGCCGAGTAACTTGGCTCATCAGTATGGTTGCCGTGATTGCCTTAGCCTTTTATGAAGTACTACACAACACTGTCAGCATCCGTGAGCTTGCCGAATCACTCGGTATTGTCTCAGCTGCGGGCGGTGCTAGTGTGGCCATGAAATCAAAAGCCGAACCGGAAAACACAAATAATGAATGAACAATTAGAAACCGCTAAAGAAGTCGCTGGTAAATCAATCGGTAAACATGGTCTTGCCTACATTACTGCTATTATTGTTATTAGCGTTGCCGCTAGTATTTTCTTAGATACTTCTAAGATTGCCGCAGTTATTGGTATGGCTGGTGGTGCAATTATGGCTATTATCAATATGATGAAT